CGGCCTGAAATGGGGCTACGCCCACACGTAACATCGCATCGGAACTAGGATATCCACGACGTCAGACCTCCCCTCGATTGCCGCTGTACACTATACAAACAATCGAGAGCCTCTTAGTCCCGAAGGACTACGTAACCTGCCAGCGACCCCGTGAGGTAGGGAGTTGATCAGCTGTACTAGATCAACTACTGGACTAGAGATGACGCGCGCGCTGTTGCCTAGTAACAGCGCGGACGCCAACGGCCCTTACATATACAGTAAGTCACGATTGAGCTGGCAATAGCCGTGCTCGCACGCGTAAGCAAGTGGGCACATATGAATTGGTAGGACATAACCTCCGGAAAGCCATCCACCAAGATTTATATCAGCGGACGGCCTTGTTGGCCGAACAGACGCGGGTGTCTTACGTGGATACGCAATCCACTGGCTCACCCTCCCTATTAAATAATACTACGGTTAGCATATCTTTCGGTGTGTCCCGGAGTCAGGCGCATGAGAACCTACTATAATCAAAAGTCATGCATTCATCGAGTGCCACCGGTGCCCCCGGTAGACCTGTAAGCATAGCGCCCGCGCCGTTGCTGAATAGCGCCGGCAGCGCGCGCGATAGCGTCGACGGTGATGCGTCCGCCGTGACCAATAACGGCCTCCAGTGCTTTACGAGCCGCGACCGTAGTGGCGATCTCCTTCACTGAGGACCCCTGCGACTTGGCCTTCTGTTTATTCTCGTCCGCAGGTTGAGTCCGGCGAGAGTTCGGCTTGCCGTTCTTATTTGGCTTCATGCCACGAGTGCCCCCTTTCTTACCTCCCTTAAGTTCAGAGTTGAACAAGGCGCCAACAGCGTCGCCAGTCGCACTGGTGGTTCGGGGCTGTTTGTCCTTGAGGTGGTGCTTCTCAAACTGAGGGTGGGTCAGATTGTGGGCAGTCATACGCAAGTGGTTCATCGAGCTGCTCAGTTGCACTTGGATGTCTTGCCGGACGTACACAGATATAGACGCCGCGGCTCCTGTGTTGAGCAAAGGAGCAAGCTCGCTGAAGCAGAAGAAATAGCCACCGAACGGGAAGCTGTCATTGTAACCCGGCCTAGGGGCTGTGATAGTTTCGGCCCCTGCGTCGTCCAATAGACGAGGGTTGGCTTTCGCCGACGTCCACTCTCCCAAGGCCTTTGGTGACTGAGTCCATGGGTGGAACTCGAAGCGCGCGCCCTTCTTGTTATCGTAGCCTACACGAAGGGTCTTGGTGTCGTGCAGGTCGGATTTCAGTTCTTGTACGATAGCCATGGGGGTCATGTCAAAATGGTGATGTAACATCCGCTTTGCCTTAAGGCTCGCGTAACCACCACCCATGTTGACCGACAGCACACACTTGGCATCGATATCGCGCACACAATCGTCCGGGTAAGACGATCGCACATTTGGGTCTATCGGCAGTGAGTACGTCGACATTCTGTTCACGTTGGTGAAATGCCCCGCGGTGTTGTCGACGCAGTCCTTGATGGCGATCGGGTCCGAACCCCCTGTAACGCTCAAATTGACGTTGATCACAGTGAAGGTGCCCGCTCCGTTACCCGTCGGGTGCCACATCAATAACGTCTCGTTGTTGATGTTCTTGTTCGCCGCCAACGTCGTATTTGGGGAGATGGTGATCGTGCCTCCATCCCACGAACTCGACGTCGCGAAGCTTGCCGACAAAAGGTTCAGAGTCACTTGACTCACTTGCTGCTCTGTCCGAGACGCAGCACCGTACGCTAGGTGAGGTACAAACATTTGACCCACCATTAGGCCTACTGAAAAGGGCCAAGCACCACTCGACGATAAACGTAAGAATGGTTAAAAGAACGAGATGCCACCACGTGGCAAAATGTTAGGGCGAATTGTAAGCACGTGCATGCATATAGGTCGACTTGTTACAAACAAATTATTAGCAGAAATGCCCCCGCGCGGGCAACAAAAACGTGGTCATACGTGCTTCTCCTACGGAGCGGCCAAAATGGCCTGGAAACACGCACCCCCACTGATTAAGAACGGCCGGCTAGCCTCGCAAGCTACTATACACCAAAATGGTGATGCCGACCCCGCCTCCCGTTGCCATTTAACTTAGGACCGTCAATTCCAACCACGTGCTCTTCACGACTAGGGATTCCATCGCTCTGCAGCGAATCGTCGTTTCAACACATGACCGTCATCCGTTAACGTGTGTCCGCGTTGCGATACACTTTCACACCGGTACCACGGGTCCTCCATTCAGCGGTCCTGCACGACGGTACGCAGGCCAAGCTGTGGCTCTCACCTCAGGGCCAAGTCCCCCCAGGCTCTCGATAAGCTAGCGCGGTTCACCAACCACCGAGTAATAAGGGCTGACCACGTGCGTGGATCTACACGTGTCGTGTGGTAATTCTTGGCGCCGGCCTTTAATGCTGTGGGGTCAACACAGCAGGTCTGTCATCCATTTTGGCTCGTTACCGGCCGACCTAGCGTTGAGGAACGCATAACGGTCACACACGAAAGCTCGACCTATACAAATTGTCGAACCGTCAATCTCTACGGGGCCCTACGCACCCGCACCCGCCCCATGCACTTGCATCTCACATTGTGAATTCGCCGACCAGGACTGTACAGATAGTTGACCTACACCATTTCGATGGCCGTACGGCACATCTCCGCGCACCATGCTCTCGGCAGGAATGGTACGGCGTTGGTCGTTCTCATCAGTCCGGACACATTAAGCATGACCGCTTCTTCCTCGGGGGTTACGACCCCCGCGGTTAGCGTGATCACACGGTCCACGGCCTCCCTGTCGTCGTATCTCAGACTCTCTTCCTCAGACGCGTTGAGGAAGTCCAGCAGGTTGACCTTGACACCAGCCTCCACCCCTAATTTCCGAGCCATGTCGTTGTCGGTGGTGAGTGTGGTGGTGTCGGCCCCGTTGGCGGCGTATTCGGCTGCACACGCTGTATACCAAGCGCGCAACATCTTGCCGTACCCGACCGCCGGGGTGGCAGCGACCCTAGCCATGATCGCTCCATACGCAATGTCAGCTTCCGCGCTGCTGCCAGGTGCAGTTGCGAGGAGAGCTGGCGAGGTTGACCATTGAACCCCGTTGAGACCGCGGACGGTCTCAGGGACTGCTGCGTTATACAGCCCCGTGGAATGTGCCAGCATGTTAATGCCGGCGAACGTGACGACCTCAGGCGCACTCGCAATCGCTTTGACCTTGTCATAGCTAGCAGCTTCCCTGACGCTGCTGTATTCTGAGTGCGCTTGAATGATCTTCATGTTCATCCCGGCATCGCCGAACCACTCGTCGGCGATGCGCTTGATGATCTGGGCTGTGACCCTACGGGGCACAGGCAGGTATTCCGTGACACCGTCGGCCTCGTACTTGAGGCGCAGGCAGTGGCCCAACAGGCTATCGTCGCCTTCGAAGATCGCTCGTAGCTTGATTTCCAACTGTACGACACCGCTGGACCACAGCGCCCTCATAGAAGTGGACACTTTGTCTTCGGTGCGTTCGCAGCTGCCTAGCTCGTCCTCGAGCGCCTTGGCCAAAGCGGTGCCGCCGCTCTTGAGTACATGCGCGCCAATAATAGTGCCGATGTTGCGCTTGCCCCAGGAGCTCATCACGGTCTTGATCGGCTTGCCACTCGATGTCATCCTCAACGTGCCCACGTCGGATAATGAGATGCCGCTGCGCATCCAATCGTCCTGTATTTCGGGCCTGAACATGTCAAGCGCGTCTGAAAGGAGCAGTGTGCCCCACAGAAGCCAGTTGACAAAGTGGTTGAGGCACGAGGTGCCGCGATCGCCGCTCTTGCGACACAGGGAGTAGTCTATCTTCATTAGCGTGCGGTTGTAGCACGACCACCCCCCACGATTCTTGCGGTGATCGTGGTTCTCACCGGAGTCATTGGTACCGCCCGTCATCGTCTGCTCAGATTGAGAGCGAGACGTGTTATGAGCAATCTTGAGGGCCGCAATGGCCTCACCAGGGAGGAAGTTCCCCCAGGCGCCCTCAACGGCCCACTCAAGTATAGAGTTGAGTAGGCCGTTTTCAAAGGTCAAAAGACGCTCTCCGACGGTCCAGTCGAAGTTCGAGCCGTCTCCCTCTGAGAAGCAGACGTCCGGCAGATTCTTGCAGCGCGAGCAGAAGTACCTCATTGCTTTCTTCTTCCCCGCGTGCTTGATGTGGCACGGGTTATAGAAGCCCTTGGTACGGAACTTATCTTTCTGGTTCATGAGTCCGTCGCTGGCCTCGCCAGTGCGCAACTCACTGTAGTACAACAGTTCCATGATGCCTACGGGTACAATAGAGAGGATTTGGGCGTAGGCTCCGACGTTGAAGATTAAGCGCGGCTTGTTCGGCCCGTCAGCGGCCGCCCCGTCCGCATCGACTGCGTCTTTCTTCACCTCCGCCGCCTTCTTGGCGTCGCCGCCGCAGCGGCATTTCTTGCCCTTCTTGGCGTCTTTTATCAGGTTGTCGCCACACAGCTGGCACTTAGGGCTAAACTGCGTTTTGTCCTTGGCTTCATCCTTCGGCAGACCCATTTCAGGCTTGACTTGCAAGGTGCCGTCCTTCTCGAGCTGCTTCAGCATCTTGGCGGCAGCGCTGTCCTTGCCGCGCTTCGCGGCGTACATTTGAACGGTCTCGGTCAGCTTCGTGACAAGTTCGTAGAGCTGGTCCGTGGTCATCTTCTTCGACTTGAAATCCTCAAGCGAGGGAAACATCGTCAAGACCTTCGTACGGTTCTCCTCGGTGAGGAGCAGCTGTTCCATGTCGTGGACCGTGTTCTTCATGCGCCATTCTGTCGCCGCGCTCCAGACGGGTGCTCTCCGCGTGTGGACTTCCTGCGCGCCGCTCGACGTCATAATTTTCATCATGACATCAGCACGCTTCCTGAGCCCAGACGCGACGTTGCACAGGTTCAACGCTGCGCCGACCATCTCCCCTGGTCCGGTGGCGATCTTCCGTGAGAGGATCTTGCCGTAACCGTGATCGCCACCCGACTCGTACACCGATACGATGCCGTCCTTGGTGGCCATCATCGAGCGAAGGCCGGGCGTCTGCGCCCTGAGCACGCGAACCCCATTCGTGCCGTTGCTAAAGTAGGCTTTATATTGCGCGTCGGCGGCTATCTTAGCCTCCAGCTTCTCGCAATACCCACGATATTCTATAGCCTTATAGTTGGCAACTTCGGCGTCCACCGCGTTCCGATACGCGTTGGACAACTCCGTGATCTTTCCGTTGAAGTCCGCCGAGACGTCAGTCTCTTTCTTCCCCAGATCGACTGGATCCCAGTCGGCGCGCAGGCTCATCTCGCCCGAGCGCCAGGCCAACCAGGTGCTGAAAATGCGCGTCCACGTACCGCCATTTGTGGTGTGGTAATACGGCACAATGCCGAGCTGAGTCGTGCGCTTGTTCAGACTCTGGTTGAAGACAGTGGGGCCGAGCTCACCGAGCATGAGCATGTGAGGATCCGTCACATCTCGCTTGTTCAAAATGAACTCGTCTCGGGATTGGCTCAAGTAGGCCCACACCGCCTGCGTGGTCATGGGGTTCACGACCCCGTTCCTGCCACTCATCACCTTGCATATTACATCGGTTACGGATTGGGGTAGGTATAGCTCCATCCGTTGGCCGTTGCCGTAGACAAGGTCAGACAACTGTTGTCCCCAGGCTGCTCCATACTGTCCGGCACGATAAGCCGAGTACATCGAAGATGCAACTCGAATGAACGCGCCGATGGGCATGCCCGCTGGGTGGCAGTCGGCGATTGACGCCGCGATATGACCTAGCTCTCCGGCTGCATCAGAGAGCGCGCCTAGGTCACACCACGACAATACGGGGAATTCACCATCCCAAAAAGAGCTGGCTACTCCTCCCGCGAGGATCGAGGCCCCCGAGCCTGCAGCGGCTGAGAGTATAGGGGCCTCGGAGTGCTTGTCGCAGAACGGTGCTACAATGACGTGTCGCGAGGTGCGTGGCTGACTGCACCAGTTGGCGTCTGGGTCCGTGAAGGGTGCCCATTTTTTCGCGCCCTGCTCGCAGCAGGGACACGGACTACGCGTTCCGTCAGCATGATAATTGTTCTGCACAGGCTGGTTCATCTTCTGTAAAGCTGTTGCTCCTCCCACCTAGCTGTTAGGCCGTCTGATACGCGGGAGACCACTTTCCTCAATTAACCGGCGGGTCAACTTGAG